TGAAGAAATTGCTCACCCGGTTTCATATCAATAACTTCGATATGTCTAACTTTAGATCCAGGATAAACACCTTGCATCTTATCTTCAACTTCTTTTCTTGTAGGTCTCTTTAGTTGCGGGAAAAAAACCTTCATAGAATATCCTTTACCTCTCCAAGTCACCATCACATACATTAAATTTCCAGTTTTTGCTGGCATTCTAGTTGCCTCTTCAATTTCTACTCCTTCACATTCGCAAGGATCGCAACCACAATATGGACAAACTTCATCCTCTTCTTCATACTCTTCAGATACGGACTTCCATCCACCACCTGCCTTCTTATATTCTTTCGCAGCCCAACCATTGGCATAAGCTGAATTACCAGTAATTGTTATTAGTCCATTTTGTACCATTACCCAAGTATTATTTTTTGTTGTTGGGCACCAAACGTCCTCAACACCATCATCTTCAATAATTAGATTCTGAGTACTATGAAATTTTTTATTTCTTATAATAGTTGCACCAGAGATGTAATCCGTTTTTTCATAAAAAGATGTATAGTAACCATTTAGATAAGCAGATAATATTGCTGCCCAGAAGTGATCATTATTCTTTTGTGTAAATCCAAAGGTGTGTCTTTCTTTTATTTTTGTGGATCCACCCTGATCATGTCCATCATATATTATTGATGATGCTAAGTAAACTTCTCTTTGTTCTTTATTCCAAGATAAAACTTTTTCTACCCAGTTATCTTTCTTTGACCAATTTGATTCAAATAGATTATTTTTTGAATTATCAGTAAGTTCAGCACAAGTAATTAATCTCATTCTCTTATGGATATCTTTTGTTTCAACTAAGGAAACATTTTGATAATTGTTACCAGATCTTACTACCCATTTATGATTTTCTGTTGCTCTTATTGAAAACCCAGTCTTTTTATAAATTCTCTTTAATGGTGCTTGCTCATAAAAATGCAAATTATCAATTTGATTCCACTCTAATATATCATTTTCTATATTATATGTAAGAATATCTTCTCCTACCTTTAATTCTTCATATGATTTTAAACCTTCTTTAGTGATTGCTTGAGAATCTAATGGAACGCAAGGGTATACATCAAACTTTGCTTTTGCTCTTGCCTTCATTTTGGACCAGAGTGAAGGATTGGTGGGAACGTTCTTTTCATTTAGAACTTCCGATTCCATTTCAAGGATAATCTTATCCACCAATTTAAGATCTTCACCAAACATCTTAGGACCTTTAGTTTTATTTTCTGCTTCGGGAACACAATTTGGAACTTCTTTATTTCCTTTCTTTTTAGTACCTACTTGCTTATATCCCTTCCAACAAGGATCTTTCTTTGCTTCATCCATAGATCCGTGAACATTATGCTCACCACTATCAATGTAATCTGCTGCTGAATCGATGTAATCTGCTGCTTTTGTAATTTTAGATTGAACCCATGCCTCCACATTACCTTCGCCTTTCATTTTTGATTTGAGACGATCTACTGCTTTTCTAATGGTTTCAAGTTCAGAACGGATCATAGAATGTTCATGATCTGGTTGCTTTTTTTGCTCCTTTATACTAAAAGATTCTTGTTTATCTCCCGAAGGATATTTTTTATAATCTTCTGGTTTAGTGAATGTTCTTACCATGGTAGGTTTTTCTCCTCCAGATTTTTTTTGTTGAGATTTATCTTCTTTTCTTTTTCTTCTAACAGCAGAACGAATTAATTTCTTTCCCTCTTTCCCCATTGAGTTTAGCTTTGCCAACCTTTGGGAAGAAAAGCACTTAGGAGTTTTTCCTTTATCTTCGGGTTCATTCGCGCATGGAGATCCATCTGGCTGAACCCACCCATGTTTCCCACTTTTAGATTTTGATTTTCCAAACCAATCTCTTAAATCTTCTTGCATCTTTTCTTTTTTTCTTGGCAATGAGCACGTTGAGAAAATCCTTTGGAATTTGAACAATCAATACTCTTTTTATATTTATGACTCCAAGTCTTTTTAGAGTGATTTATTTTTCTTTATTATTTTTTTTCAAAAGCTTGGATAACTCAGCAGTAGATCCTATGAAAAGGGCATTAGTTACATTAGTAGGCCCCCTTTTACCTGACATTTCATCAATAGATTTGAGTTTTTTCTGCAAATCTAAAAGTTTATCAGTAGCATCTGAAACATTCTTTATCAATTGACCAAGAACTTCATAAGCTCTTGGAGATTCACTTTCTTGTGCTAACTCAAGAACACCATTTATCGCCTCTTGGCCTTTTTCAATAATGGAATATAGATTACCTCTAGTATATTCATAATCTTTTGTGATATGTGCCATGGATTTTTCTTTCTCTGACTCGGGTTCAGACTTTTCTTCTTGAAAGTCCACCTCAACATCAACTTTTTTTACATCATGCTCGGAGTTACTCTTTATATCAAATGCCTTGTTTAAACTATCAAAATCCATAATTAAAACTCAGTATCAAACCCAAAATCATCTCCAAATTCTATTAAATCATTGTCAGCAGAAGTTATTAACTTAATCTCAGTTCCAGAAACATGTTCAGTTATGAGAGTTCCATAAGATCCTCTTTCCACTTGAATTTCATTTCCATCTATAGAGGTAACTTTCATGGTCTCTCCATCAATTGTAATATAGTCATTTAATGAAATCTGTGATGAATCTGAAATATTAAATGTATATGTGGAAATTTGTAAATCTTGCGATGATGTTGCAACTACATTGTTTGTATAACTCTTAGTAGCAACTGGAGTTGTTCTATATGTAACATCTCTTGCAGTAGAATTTGAATCTCCAGAAGAGAAAGCAATAGAAGCTTTTTTAATAATATCTTTATTGGCAGAGGAAGAAATTGGACCAAACAGGTATGTTTTTGCTGTAAATCTTAGAGTATAAATTAACGCTCTTCTTGTTGCAAAATCACCTTCATAATCATCTTCCATTACTATATTATTGAGAGTGAATGGAATATCTCGTTTTTCTCCAATAGTACTGACTAAATTTACAGTTAATGTATATGATGGTTGGAAATATGGTAAAATTTGCTCAATGATCTGAAGCATATCATCATTATGCTTGGTCATTATACTCAATTCAAATTCCATATTATATGGAACTGGTACATAAGACTTTCGTACTCCACTGCCATCTTGTGATGGAATTAAAAATGATTGAGTTGTAGTTACTTTTCTAGTAGAATCGTAATTTAAGGAAACAAATTCAAATGACATTCTTGGTAAAGTAATCCTTACGGGATTATTCAAATCATCTGGAGATTCATTAAGTCTTGCCAAGAACTTTTGAGTTGGTCCATAAGCTAATGGAACTTTTATTTCAGATACGACCTCATTGGATTTATTTCTTTGGACTATCTTTATATTATTGAATAAAGTGCCAAAACTAATGATAGTTCTTCTTAAAATTTCGTGATAAAAATATTCAAACATTTTAGTTCCTCAATTTATTATGGAGTTCCGAAAGGATTGGATTCTGAAAAATCTATAATCTGATCTGCCTCATTCTGAATATCACTGTTATCTTCATATTTTCCTTCATCATTTGAAGGATCACCTGGATCAGATAGGTTATCTGTATTTAGTATTCTTAATGTGTATGAAGCACTAGATTTAGAACCTACTATAAATTCTCCTGGTTTAAATTCTCCAGTTAACTTTGCAACTTCAAGAATATTAGTAACTGAGTTCCAAGATTTTACTCTTGCAGAAGTTCCACTTATAGATCCTGTAACAACTTCATTGTAGATATAAGTCCCAACTCCAGAAAGTGATTCTGGATTTGTAATAGTTATTGTAGGTGCTTGAGTATATCCAATTCCACTATTTATAATTCTTATTTGACTAATAGTTCCTGCAGAACTTACTACTGCATATCCTTGAGCGGAGGTTGTTCCAACTCCAACAAAAGTTACTGATGGTGGTGAAATATACCCACTACCACCATCAGTAACTGTAACTATTCCAACAACACCATCATCTATAAATGCTTCTGCTTCTGCTCCAGATCCACCACCATCAAAAAATAAAACTTTGGGTGCAACAGTATATCCAGATCCTGGATTTGTTAACTCCACTCCTTGAACTCTAAGTAAATTAGTTTCATACGGCAAGCAAAAATCACGTATATTTCCTATCATTGTAGAAATTCCAGTTGCAGTAATACCACCAGATGGTGCTGATGAAAATGCAACTCTTGGCGCTTCTGTATAACCTTTACCTCTATTTGTTACACTTACATAAGTTACACCACCATTCACTATAGATGTTATGGCAGAAGCTGTTGATCCAGACCCAACCATTTGTAAAGTTTGAATATAACCAATATCTTTGGTATTATCATCTATAAATTCAATTGATGTATCAATATCTTCATCTTGATATCTAAATAGTTCACATCTCAATTCATAAACATAATTTTTTTGGAGTTGATAGAATGGTTTTTCGTGCTCTACATATTTGATTTCAAATAGTTTATCTCCTAAAGGAAAATATATTATATCTCCTTCTTTTGGTCTTCCTGGATTTTCTAATTTATTAATCAAAGGGCTGATATAACTTTCAAATCTTTCTTTAGAAATAATCAGTGTTAAATCATCAATCTCCTGAATTCCAAACTTGGAAAGTAAAGTTCCCTGTCCTCCATATCCATCATAAGTATCTACATAAGCTTCTATTGGATAAGCATTTTTAAATTCAGATTCAATAAGTTCTCTTATAACAGTTTTTTCAGTTACAAAATTTCTTGGGAGATAATGTACATCAACGCCATAAATTTTTAACTGTTCATTAATTAGATCTTGAACGAGACCTTGTTCTGTTTTAGATCCTTGAAGAAAAAATGGATTTAACATAATAAATTATCCGATAAGGTCAAGGGGTGGAAGTTCATATGAAGATGACATTTTTTCCATTAGATCATCAATCTCCTTTTGTCCATCATCATATATTTGTCTTCCATTCAATTCCACTCCACCTGGAAGTTTGACTCCTTGGAATTTAATTAAGTTTTGACCCCATTGTCTTTTTATTAATGAAGTTAGATATTTTTTTAAGAAAGAATCATTCCATACTTGAGAATAGTTATTCGGATTCATCATTCTATAGCAATCTATAACTATAAAATCTCCAGCATATACACTCGCCCAGTCAATATCTAAATAAAGTCTATCTTGTCTCTTATTAAATCTTATTTGCTTTTGAGTTGTTAATAAAAAATCAATATCTTCAAGATAAGTTTTTGTCATGGCATAAGTTAATAGTTCAGTAGAGCCCCAGTAGTAAATATCATTTAAGAAAAGTTGATATTTAATACTAAACATTCCGCTTGAAATTGAGTTAGAACCCTCAAATTTAAATATTTTATTTACTCCAATAACAAAATCTGGAACTTGAAGATAATTACCATTTTCATAATAATTAAATGTTGTTCCTGATCCAACTACTGAAGTGGAAGCAATTCCAACTCCAGAAATGCCAGCAGCTCTTCCTCTATCTATATCTTCTTGAGTTAATTGATATTTCAAAAATGTTGGATAAACTCCATCAAAGTGCCTTTCTTGGAAAAATTGAACAGCATCATCTACAAGATCTTCAATTTGCTCATCAGCAACATTAATTTCCAAAACAGGAGCACCCAGTTTTCTTAGGCAGTAATCAATTAATTCTTGTCTTGTAGATGGTTGTGCCATTATAGTTTAGATAAAACTTCTTGTTGTTTTAGGTATAACTTAACATAAGTCTTAGACACTTCTCTCAAAGTGTCTAAATCACCTATACTATCTATATCTCTTGATAGTTTTTCAAATTCAAATAATCTAAATGTACTTTCAAGTGTTATATTTTTATGATCCATTCGCAATATTCATTAATAAAATTTTAATTTCATTTAAGTCTTTTTTAATAGAAGAAACTTCTGTTTCTAATTTTTTTATTTTTGAAGTTTCTGAAATTTTTTGCTTGTATGAATCTACATACTTTTTGTAATTTTCAAAGTCATTATTGACAATTCCATTAGAATTTACGTCTCTTAGCAAATAATCTTTATCTTTTACCTTTATATAATCCATAATTAAACTTTGGGTTTTACTGTAGCAATTGCCCTCAAGTCTTTAACTTTTGGAACAAATGCCTGATTTTCACTAGACATAACAATTTTGATTGCAAAAGCATTAAATTCTGGCAAGTCATCTACTGAATATTCATAATCTCTGAATGTTGGGTCTTGATTAAATCTGATTTTAGAATCTGATGATCCATCATTCTGAGACTTATCAATAACTCTCTTAATTCCATCACCATCTATTCTATAGTTTGAATAACCGGGGAACAACTCATAATTTAGAGAATCTTCTGGTGAATCATCTCTAAAAAGTTGATATAAGACTCTTATGTCATTTTCAATTGTATGAGATGCTTTCAATAAAACTTTGATAGAATTTGCTGGAATTTTTAGTCTAACTGGTTTGGAAATATAAATGCAAGAGTGATTATCATCATTTAAACTCCTGACACTATCATCATTCGCATAATTTGCATTTTCATTTACTCCACCAGTTGGACTATTAACTAAATTGGAAGTTAATTCAATACTTGCAATTGCAGTATCAATGACAGGAGAAACTCTAGAATCATTTGATTCCATATTAAACTCTATTGAAAATGATCTATTTCCGGGAGAATCTGTGATAAACCTTTGCTCATTTACATCCGAACAAACTAATCTCGGAGAATCTAAGTAATTTTGAGTATTTAGGGAAACATTTTCAAATCCTTTATCTCTAAATGATATTTCATTTCCAGAAATGCTAGATCCACTAAAAGATCTAATTTTAGAATTTAATCTAGTTTTAGATGGAATTATATTTGCAATTTTTGGAGTAATCACTTCATATTGGATATTATTTGAAATTTCAGTTCCCGGATTTCCTGTTCTAATAGTTTCAGAAAAATATAGATCATTAGATCTATCTTTACCTATAGTTTTTCCATCAAAGTCTGTATCTGAAGTATCAATTTTGATAAAATATGAATTTAGTGTTATTGCATGATCTTCAATATTATCAACCTCAGCGAAATTATGAATTTTATTGATTCTTCTTAAAGAAATTCCATTAAATTCATACTTACTAATTTTTACACCAGATGCATAAGATCTTATAGAAGTTCCATCAACACCTCTTTGGGCAATATTCAATGCATTTCCACTAACAGTATACTCAACCACTTCTTCTCCAATTAGAGCATATCCATAGTTAGATCCATTTACAGGCAATCCTTCAAATAATTCAAATCCCGAAGAGGAAGTTAAATTAAATGTAGTATCAGAAATAGCAATACTTTGAGTTATGGTACTACTAACTTCGGAATTTAAAGGTCTCATTTTACTTATCTTCACATAATTTTCTCTAGAATGCATACAATGATTTAGGTGAGAGATTTTCATATGCAATCCATCATAATAAGTATCATTTCTTACTGAAGAAATAGTTGCGCCAGTAGAAATCTGAGTTCCAGAACTATTGATATAAAATATTGTACTCGCACCAGATACAAATGTTCCCTGAACATTATCAATAATTAGAGAATTATTAATTGCACCTATACTTGAAATCCCAATTTTTCCTCCAAATCCAACATTCAACCCAAAATTTTGTTCTGGGATTGATAATATATCCCCATTTTGGTAATTTAATCCACCATCAGTTATAGTTACTGTAGTTATTCCCGAATTTACTACTCCAATAGTAGCAACTACACCAGAACCAGATCCAGTTTGAGTTACAAGTTCAACATTTGGAAATGTTCCATCAGTATATCCAACTCCAGAGTTTGTTACAAATGCTGTTACAGCACTTCCCCCAAGTCCGACTAATTTTCCTGTAGCAGATCCTTGAGATAAAGATGCTCCCGGAATTAATCCTGCACTATCATATCCCGTAGAACCTAATCCAACTATAACTTTTTTGGATAATGGTAAAAGTTGATTGTCTCCAGTAACAGTAACTTTATTATTACCCATAGAAAGTTTTGGGTTAAAGAATTTCACAACTCCATTATTAACAAAGTCTGCTCTATAAAGTCTATACTTAAGATCTTCTAATTGTGCTGGAGACCAGGTGGATCCATTTTGAGATTTGAACAAGCTTCCTAAAGTTGGCTGTTTAGAAAGTCTAATTCCAGTCAAAATATCATTTTGACCTAGTTCGGATACATACACTCTATATTGAGGACTTCCTGAGAGAAGAACTACTGAAAACTGAGAGGATTGCTGGCTTCCTATAGGAGCAGATCTTACTTCTAATTGTTTTGGTCCAGGCAAATATACTGGAGAGGGGAAAGTAAATCTGGTAGAAATCGATCCATCTGAAGAAAGATTCACTTGATCTGGATTTAAAGTAACTTCAGAGAATGGAACTACTTCATTACTAGGAACTCCTGCAATCATCGGACGAATTTGAAGTGTTACTGGAATTTCTTCATCTTTAGTTTCAAAGAATACTTCGACATCAGTTAAGAAAATTCCACTATTATCAGAGACATAGAATGACTGTGCTAATGGATCGTGGTTTTCCCAAACACTGAACTGTTGACCACCAGTACCACCAGTTAAAGTTTGTGTTGTTGTGGTTGTATTTGTTGTGGTGTTTGTAATATTATTTGTATTTCTATTAAATGAACTTAAAATAGTTACGTTTCTTGTGGTCAAAATATTTGTTTGAGTTACATTACGAACTCCAGATGATGTGAATTCAGCCTGAGCAGAACTTTCATTGATTCTGCTATTAGCAATAAACTCATCGAAGATTTGATCTAAATTATCGAGATTTGGAGTGTCTATTAATGTAAAAGTATTTTCACCATTTATCCATCTTGGATTGGAAGGTTCATTTGGATTTGGGATGAATAAAGAACCTATAAGTCTTCCAGAATTATCCGAAATTAATCTCACTTCTTTGACAGTAGCAATAGCACCTGAGGTTTTTCCAACTAATCTCATATTCTTAGTGACTAAACCATAATACTGAGTTTCTGAAGTTAGTTCTAATGATCTAGTGTCTACATTTAAAACTGAGGAAGATTCTGAATAGTCATCTTCAAAAGGTTGTAAGGTATATGGATTTAATTTAAATATATCTGGTTCTGGATCTGATGCGGGAAGTAGTGTTGGAATAACTTCTCCAGTAGTAAAATCTAATGGTCTATCGACTGGAAGTATAGTTGCTGGAACTCCAGAACCATCAAAAGGACCTGTTCTATGATTTGGTTTACATACTCTAAAAATTATTTTTTCAGATATATCAGTTACAGAATCACTTTCTACAGTTTCTCCAATCTGGAATTTTCCAGAAATCATTTCAATTTCAAGTAGTTTTGGAATAATGTAACTACTAACATCAATACCCTCAAAGAAAGGATAGAATCTAGTTCTTGGCCTCAAGCCTACACTATCAAACTCAATATTTCTACTTCTTAAGAATCTGACTTCTTCAGTAAAGTTTGAAATTGATTCTGATGTAGTATCTGTAGTGATAATTTCTTCTGGAATTATTATAGTAGTAGTTTCAGAAGTAGATTCTGTAGTGGTAGTGGTTTCAACATCAGTTTCAAAAACTGTTGGTGGTTGTCCGGGTATGAAATTTATAACTGCCCTTCTTTGCCCATTGTTAGTATCAATAGCAGTTAAAAATTGATTTGCAGCATCTGGGGGGAGAAGTTGGGTAATTAAATTTCTGTCTGTTTGTGTGACATTAGACTTCCATACATTTAAATGAAGTACATCGCTACCTATAACAGTTTTACTTTCACCAGTTCCACTAGTTCTAATGTTAGATGAATTTTTATTGGGATCAATTGAAATTTGATATCCGCCAAATCTTGATACTCCGTTTAGAATATTTTTTGCATTTTGAATCCAATCAAATCCTCCAGTTCCAGTCATTGGAGTCGGAGCAGGTATGAATACATCCCTATCAATAGTTACGTTATTTACAACTGTAAAGTTCTCATCCTCCCTCTCAACTCTATTAACAACTTCATTGAAAGAAGTTGTTTCTCTCGCAACTTCATCAATCCAAGTATCAATGGGCGGTCTAAGTGTTATAGAACCTTCCCAATATCTAACTAAAAATGGAGTAACGCTTTCAGTTTTTGATGCATAAGGTTGCTCAAAATATAAAACAGAATTATAATTTAGTGTAATTAAATCTCCAGTTTTTCTAACATTCACAGAACCCAAATCAGAAACATAACTTAAATCTGAATTTGGTTGGAAATTTGAAGTTACTCCATCAATAGCCTCAGATCCTAATTGGAGATCTAATGAAGTGGTATAATGTCTGGGTCTTAATGTATTTGTAGAAGTATCGATGCAAGATCTAAAATTTGGATTTTGCAATTGATGGTAATCATGAGAACTAAAATTATCTACAAAAAATCCACACTTAAATCTATCCAATCCAGTTTCTGCATCCTTAATAGTAAAATTCTCTGTTTTACTTTCTAGCATTGAAAGGGTAGTAAATTTTTCAACTCTTTCAATTCTATTCTCCAATAAAGCAATATCTTCCATTCTGTACCTTTTATGTACAGACATATCAACATTTACATTTTTAGTATTGAAAACATATGGTGGTATGTATACTGTAGCTATATCTAAAGAATTTGCCAGTCTTTCTGATTGAGTTGGATTACTTGAAGGATTACCTTGTAAAACTTCGAAAGTTCCATCAGAGTTTAAATAAACAGTATCTATTCTTCCAACATAATAATTGTAGTTTAATAATACATTTTCTCCCGAAGCAAGAATGTATTGTGAATACTGGCCATCAGAATCAAAAGTTCTAGAATCAAATTCAAATGGAGATTTATTTGATGTAGTATATGGAGCAACTCTTGGTCTTATATCTACATAATCAGTTAATCTTACTTTATTATAGAAAGGAACATCATATTTGAAATTTTCTTGATCATAACTATTTGCAGTGATAAATTCTCCAGTATCTGAGGAATCTATAGTATAATTTTGAAAGATTATTTTCAATTGTCTGGTTGGAGGTTCTACTCCACCTATTCGTATAATCCTAGAATAATCATAAAATGTATCTCTTTGACCATCATCCAAAATAAAGTTTTTTGTTATATTTTTTGATGATGATATTTTATTAGTTATTGTTGCTTGATTTTTAGATTCATTCCCAACAATAACTTCTGAAGAAGAGAAAGGATTTGTATTAAGATACACATACTCCAATTTATCAGAATCAACTCTACCAACAACCAATGCTACAGACCCACTAGTTCTTCCAGTAATTTGTTCCCCGATTATAAAGTCCTGGTTGCCATTTAAAGTTCCGCTAATCTGAATTATGGGGGCACTTGCAGATGATGTTCCATTTGATTCAAATACTGCAAGAACTCTAACAACATCTGGAACATTTAAACTAATTTCACTATCTTGAACTCTAGTTCCATAGATTTGACTATATGACAACCCATCATTAAGTGTTGTAGTACCAATTCCAGAGGATGTCAATGAAGAATTTGACACTGTCAATTTAGAAACTTTATTTAATTTTTTCTTCTTTGAGCTTGGTTTTAAATTTTTTACTGTTGCAATTAATTCTGCATTATTTCCAGATTGTTTTGAAAGACCTCTAAAGGTGACAGTTTTTCCATCATTACTCAATTCAAATTTATCTTGTCTCATTATCTCAGTAGTTCCATCTTCATATGAAATCAAATATCTATCTTCATCGAAAGATTCAAAATAAACATCAATCTCTAAGACGTTTATTGTTGCAGAAATGCTAGAATTCTGAAATGATGATATATTAAAAGTTCTTCTTTGAAGAATTTCTGTTTCTTGTAAATTTATACTAGAAACATTGTCATGGTTGAGTCTAGTTAAAAATGATTTTTCTTTAGATTCCAAATTTGGAGAAATTTTGATAATATTTGTAACTTCGAAAGATCCAGAAGAAAGACTTCCGTTGCAAATTTCGCTCACACTAGTAATTCCGGCAATAGTAAAACTAGTTCCAGATACACCTACAGAAGTTACTTTATTGTATATTGGGTCTCCAGTAAAATCTGTACTTGCATAAGAAACAATATCTCCAACTTTAACTAAATTTGTAAATTTTGTTTCCAAACCTGCAGAAACAACCCCATTATCTATTTTAAAGGTAGTTCCTGGTTTTGCAATATAAGATTTTTTTGTAAGTACTAAATCAGCGTTAAAAGTGGAGAGTCCTACAGAATTAGTTGCATATATTGATTTAATATCGGAAATGGAATAGTCTGTAACTGAATTTATTAGCCTCCCATCATCTAATTCATTAATAATGATTTGTTCATTTTCTAAAAAATTTCCAGTAGTTTCATATAAAGTTAATTCTACCTCAGATGATCCTATAGCATTTTTTAAATAACCACTTGCATTACTACTTTTACCCCGAATAAATGTTGGAAGTGATAGACCACCATCAATAGAAGTGGTGAGACCGATAGTAGTATATGTTCTTATATCAAACAATCTCAATTGCAATCTACTTGTCTGATCTACATAATCGCTTTCAGGAACAAAATCATAAACTCTAGCCACTCCAATTGTAGTTCCTGCAGCAACATTAGAATCTGAACCTTTACGTTCATTTTGAAGATAAACTACATTATCAGTTCCAAATCCTATTGTTGGAGCTCCTGTTCCATTATTAAGAATTGCTAAAGTTCCTGAATTGTATGATAGATTTATTTGGGGGGAAGTTTCAGTGGTTCTTGTTTTTGGAACATCAATCAGTGTTGGGGAAATAGTTTCTACATCATACCCACCAACATATGCTTTTCCTGGTCCAATTTGATAGACCATTGAATCTTCTGAAGGATTATTACCCTGGACAGTTCTCTGACCTTCGAAATAAACTCCTTGATTTCTAACTCTATCATTTAGACTATCTCTTACAAAAAGAGAAAATGGTTTTACAAAATAATTTCCAGATTCATCGAAGGTTCTTCTAGCTAACTCATCTCTTATTAAATTGTATTGTGTATTCTCATTAAAAAATTGGGGGGCACCATTTTTAACTCTTAAAATTTCAACAAAGGAGTCTGTGTCTAAATCATCAATATTTTTTTTAGATAGAATTAATTCCAATTTAAATCTATCTGCACCTGGAGCGGCATAGTTTGTAAATCCTTGAGCATTATCAAACAGACTTGAATCTTCATCTGAGTTAACTAAAGTCTCTACAACATCAAATCCAACTTTATATGAAGGATTGGATCCATATTGATCTAAAAGTATTCTTTGGGATTTTACATTTGCAAATATTCCCCCTACAAAATATACACCATCAGCTACAGATACAGCACTCCCTTCAAAAATAGCATTTTCAAATAAAGTATTGCAAAAACCTTCTCCAGATTGAATAGTAAAATTGCCATAAGAAACTGGAGTTTCTAATATTAATGTTTCATTATCTCTAAAAACTTTTACATCAAAATTTTCTCCTCCACTTTGCAGATATTTTACATATAAAGTATAATTTCCTTTCTCAGAATCTGTATTGTTTAATAGATATACTATTTCTGCAGTTACTCCACTTGAAGATCCTCTAATTTTTGCTCCTAGAAGTTCATTAAAATATAGTGAAATTGAATTTCCATTATACTCAGGTTCAATTTGAACTGCATAAAGTGGATTTTCGTATTTTAATTGCCCAGGAATTACTACTGACCCTTCTTTAAAAATATGTTTTCCAAATTGCTCAGTTTGGTACTGAGCCATAGATTGTAGAGTATTTAATTCTCTTGCCTGAACTGGATACCCAGGTTTGAATAATACTTTATAATAATCTTTTTCTGGATCAAAATCATCAAAATATGGTGAGACGTTTAGATTAGTTTCCTGTGACATATTTTTTTAGAATTGCAAAATAACTTTAATGTCTTCTTTTTGATTGGAAGATCTTGTAATAGAGGGTCTATTATCAACATAAATTATATTTCCAGAATATTTTTCTACTTCTGGGTTTGACACTCCATTTGTAAAGGATTGCCCCAATTGATAAGTATTATTATTTATTTGGGTGGTAACACCAGTAAATGAATCATCAATTTTCAATTCAACTCCACTTCCTATTATGGATAGAGATCCTCCATTACCAATAGTAGATGTAAATCTATTTAATTCAAATCCATACTCTGGTGATGTATTTTTAGTTCCATCAGTATTAAATCCGGAAAGTCTTCTGTCTTGCCAATACTTCAATACACCAGTGTTTTTATCATATGATATTACTCTACCGACTGCTGTTGTTCCCGTAGAAACTGTCTGAGTGACATAAGTGTCGGCGGGAAATGTTACAGTTCTATAAAAATCTTCACTTTCACTATCTGGAGATTTTAATTTAAGTGCATATGAAGCACTTGCAGTTGTATCACTCAATAGAGCATCTGATTGATATTGTGTTGGATTTTCTACAATACCAAATCTTGATATTTGGTTTCCGGTTATAAAATCAGGATTTTCTATAGTATTTTCAATTCTAGTATACATTAATACTGAAGAAGCTCCCAACTCACGGTAAATGTCGTATCCGTGTCCACCTTTGGGTGGAATAATAACATCAAACTCTGGGGCAGTCCCTCCAGATCCAATTGTTATGCCTGCAGATTGGTAATCTACGGTTCCAAAAGTATATCCAGAACCACCTTCAGATATAGTTATAGAGCTAACAGTTTTTTGATTTCCAATTACAACAGTAGCTTTTGCTCCAGTCCCATCACCCTTTATGGGAACATTAGTATATACTGCATTTGCAGAACCGACATTTACACCCCTATTGATGACTTTTACAACTTTTAACTGACCACTTGCTTCTGCGTGATTTCTTACAGATTGTGTTTCTATATTTGTACTCCAATTTTTTGGAGTAGTGATGAAATTTATAGAGTCAAACTTAATAATTTCGGAAGGTTTTATAGTATACAAATATTTCCATAAGTACCCATCACCACTGTTTCCGGCAGATCTTGGTTCCAGATCAATAAAAGTTGGTTGATCTAATGAAATATTTCCAGTAAAGTTATTTTCTGGAGATGCTCCATTATCTAAACAAATATAAACTCTCAAGTCTTCATTGACAACATAATAATTTGATGAGTATAAACTAGTTGCACTACTCACTCCAGCAACTTTTGAGGAACTTATATCATGACGATACATATCATATATTTGTCCAGTCTCCCACTCAATCTTCCTAACAACTAGCCTAACATTTTCTGAAGTGATCTTTGAAAGACCAATCATAGTATCCCAATAATCATTTTCTTGACTAAAATTATCTTTGGGAGCTGGAGGAGAAACATCCCAATCAGATTTATATTCTGTTGCATTTGATAGTCCAATGAATGCATAATATGAATTATCAGAAGCAGTTACTTCAGAAACAAAATTTTTAGCATTTAATATTCTTAACTGATCTGTTATAATGGCCGACATTTTCTAAAAGTTTTTATTTATTTATGCTCTATAAAGATAGTTCTTCAGGGGTTGGTATCTTTGAACAATTGGAGATGTTGTAATACCAACAATTCCATTTTTATATACAGAAAACTCTGTGGGATTTTTTCTAATAAGTCCACTAATTCTTCCCCAACTATATTCTCCATAAAAATATGTTTGCCCAAGACTCACTAATCCATTATAATCTTCAACACTCACAACAACTCTTGCAACAGAAGTTGTTCCAACTCCAGAAACTGTTGTTTGTGCTATAGAAACACTTGCAACTTGATATACATTATCTATGAATGTTGATCCCACACCAATTATTGATCCAGTATCATCCAGGGAATTCAATCCATATCCAACGTTAGAATTTCTGACTGCAAAATAATAACCAGTCTGTATACCGCTTATGCTAGTTGATGCTGTTCCAGTAATATCACTATCTCTAATATAGGAGTATTCTGGAATGAACAGTTCAAATTGAATTCCAGTTGAAGCAACACCGACAGATACTGTTGTAATTCCTGTAATAATTCCAAAATCACCTTCATAGACAATATCTTCAATTTGTTCAAATTTGGAGTTTGGTGGATCTATAAGAACCGAAGGTGGATTTGTATATCCAGATCCGCCATCTGAAACATCAATGGAAACTACATTTTCGCCAGAAATTGTTGCAGTTGCTATAGCAGTTGATCCAGATGAAATTGGAGATGAAATATAAACATTTGGTGTTGTTGAATATCCCAATCCATTATCTAAAATTTCAATAGAACTTATTGTTCCTGCAATAGAAACTGTAGCAGTTGCTGCACAAGATATTAAAGAATCTTGAGATAATATTTTAATTGTTTTTGTTCCATCATCAACAACATCCCCAATTTCATCATAATTATCAAAAATTGTTTTTATATTATCTACAAAAATTTCAGTATCTGTAGTAGAGACATCTTTAATTAAGTATGAAGTTGGATTGATAACTGGTTCATAAGACTCTCTTGCCTTTGATATAATGAAATTATTTGTAGATTGTCCAAATCCAACTGCAGACAAGAATATATCATTTCTTTGCTTACACCATATAACATTCCTTTCTAAAGATTCACTATCAGATAATCCCCTTCCAGAATAAGTGTTAGTTTTAACAGTATCTGAAGTGATAATTTCATTTACAATTCTCCTATTTTCTTTAAGATTAATATCATCAGAATCTAGTCTAAGAGTATCGCCAACTTTCACAGTTTCAAAAATATCAACAAACTTTGTATCTACATCATCAGTTCCAGCATAGAAAAGAATTTTTGATTTTGCAACTCTTGATATATTTGAGTTTGGAATATCGAGTGATTGTGGTGCTTGTAAGAACCTAATTGTACTCCCTCCGTCAAATACATAAGATTCCCCAGGAACTTGAAGAACATCATTGATGAATATTAACAATGTATTTTGAAGGATAATGTTTGATCCAGGTTTCTTTTCAATTGAAGTTTGTCTGCCATCTATTCTTAATGGAAAAACTGTTCTAACACCATCAATAAGATCATCAATTGGATCTAAAACTTGAATTTTTCCTAAATGCCAAGCAGAGAATTGATCATCATAAACAGAATCAATAGTTAATTGAAACTCATCATATGATAATGAAGTGTTAGTTGGGATTCCAGTAGTTCCTCCAATAGCAACTGTTAAAATGTCATATTTATTGTATGCATATCCATAATTTTTAATTTCATAATTGAGTACACTACTATCTTGACTTACTATTAAATCCACAGTAGCCTCTGTCCCAATTCCAGGTTGAGGAGTATCTGAACTATAAATTAATGGAATATTTGAATATGATAAAGGCTCATCAAATATAACATCTGGTGGATTTGTGCTGGTATATCCAGATCCTGGATTAGTAATAGCAACACTTACAATATTTCCATTACTAATTGCCGCAGTCCCAATGAATTCAATGTTTGGTATTCCTAAACTTGTTGTAGCAACACCTACATTAACTATAGTCTGAATTCCAGATCTATATCCAGATCCACTATTTCCTATACTAATAGAAGAAATTGTGCCCGCAATTGACACTACTGCAGTTCCACCAGCAGATACTAATGGTTGATATCCAAACCCTTGCGTAGACCCTACAGAGACTATAATTCCACCTCTTGGTATACTTGAGTTGTTGATATCATAAGATGCCCCTACAGAAGATCCTGAGAAAGTTATAGAAGTGATTCCAGAAGATTCTTCTAGATCATAATCCCCTTCTATTGAAATTGTACTTAATCTTGCAGGTAACTGCATTACATTCCTAACAAGAGTTATTGCATTGTCTGTAGAGAATCCGCTAACATTTTGATAATCTGATTTTAATGTTATTGTATTTTTTACTCCATTAAACTGATCAGAAATAGAATCAAAGATATAATTAGATTCATATGGTTGGATATTAGTACCTTCAATACCAGACCTCATAAAAGCTCTTCCACTAAATGTAGATCTGATTTTTAGACCATCAAAATCAGTTTCTTCAGGATCTAATGGATTTTCTATAGGAACTTGTCCTTTTGGCGGACTTGCAAAATAAATTGTGTTATTTGTGATGTTGTAATTTGCTTCAATTTTGGTGACAAGAGACCCTGTTAAATGACTTGTAGATATTGTTCCTAGTTTTGCTCTATCCACCAAAATTGAATTTGTCGATCCATATCCAACAGCCACAACTTTCACAATTTCATCCTCAACTTTCAAAAATTCTCCGCCAGATATTTGGAGTAGATCATCAACTAAAATTACTGTACTTAAACCTACAAAATCTGAAGACAGTTGAGTTGTTTTTGCAGTAGAAACTATTGGAGATTGAATTACATTATCTATAGATATTAAGCATTTTGTATTTTGTTTTTGTGATTCAAACTTATGAGTTGTTCCTACTCCCACAGAAGTCAAATCCAAATATGTTGGAATTACTTTTAATGCTTCTGTAGCAGATGCAGAAACTCTTACTCTAGAATTATCAATCTTTACAATATAGAGTGTAGATGGTAATTTATCTGTAGATCCAATTCCAGGTATTGTTGTAGTTCCAATTCCTATCGGAGATCCTAAATTTCCTCCCCCATTATAGATTATCTCTTCTCCCGTTGTGAAAAAGTGGTCTGGAATGATAATAATATCATTATTAATATCCACTATAGATGAATCACTTCCATCAAAATCTCTTTCAAATATTTTTAAACCTCTATGTGTCAACTCAAAGAAATCTTTTTCGGTATTGCTATCGAATTGATCGGAAATATCATCAATATCAATAACAATATTACCTATAGATTGAATATAATCTTGTATTAATTTGGAATTAAAGATAATTTTATTTGATCTTGTTCCATCAAAAATTAAATTTTCAGTTGCCAAATCAAAGTTAGTTATACAATCCAAATCAATAACTGAATCAATATTGCTTACGATTGTGACGTTTCCACTGTTTTGATCTGTAGATATTCCAACTCTACTGTCCGATGTGACTCCAACCAATGAAAACTTTTTAAATCCAGCAGTATGATTTAAGATAGATACTGAATCTTCCCAAACATTAAGAGGAATTTCTGACTTCAGTGCATATGAAAAATATTGATAATAGTCACTGTCGTGAATTCTTTGAAAATCATTGTTCAAAAATCCCTTTTCATTATTCCATCTATTATCAACAGTAGATCCGGAATCAATAACATAGAATCCCTCAGAAGAATTTACACTTATAATATTTGCTTTTGTATTACTTGTTTTACCTACAAGTTGTTTTCCCGAAACAAACTCATCTCTAGATGATACTACTAAATTCTTTGTTTGAGCATTCCAACTCTCTACTTTTCCAGAAATTTCATCAGAAACTATTTCTTCACCTCTTAGAAAATTTTTATCTTCAAATTTAACATTGAATGTTGGGAAGTATTTTTCTGGAATAATTCTAGCATTAGAAGTAACTCTATTGAAAGTTCCTAAAGTATCTGTTGGAGAAATTAATTCAGACATACTGTAAGAAACAGTGGCTCCTATTCCTCCGATATTAGGATCCACATTATTAATAGTGAACAGAGTATAGTTATAATCTGAAGAATTGTAATTTTTCAATTCATCTGGACTTAAACTTATTGCTACATTTTCAATTAAAACCTTTTCACCCACTTCAAATGGAAAATCACTAGCATCACTAAATGATGGGGCAAGAGTTACCGTAACATTTTTGGAACCTGTATCATATACAATTGAATCAATTTCAATTCCATTTGAATTATTTACAGGTATAATTATTGGTTGAACATCAGAAATTCCCTCAGTGTTTTGAATAATATCAACCACATTATCTTGATACTTATATACTAAAATTGCATCACTTAGCAGTTCTCCAGTTATACCATCAATAACTATTAAATTTGTGTCTTCGGTGTATGCAAATCCTCTTTTAAGAACTTCGACACTTTCAATCTTAAATAAAGGATCAACTGCTAATGTATTTGGAATATTTACGGAAGGTCTAATAGTATTATCTGCTGAATAATCATAACCAATTGAGGATAATCTATAAGTGGATATAATACCCACAGATGATGATTTTGAATATATATTTGCATTTATACCACTATTACTTTGAATTGATACCTTAGGGAGTGATTTGTATCCATACCCACCAGTAGAAACCTTAATTTTTGAAATTTCACCAAGAACATCTTCGGAGTTTGTATTATATGAAAGAGTTGCTTGGGTTTCTGTATATGATGAAGATTCTGGGAAATTATCTATTTGATATGTAAAAGTATTACTGGAAATTCCACTTAAAATCTTTGTACCAGAATATCTACTCTTTAAAACATTGATTTGATTGTTTCTGGGTTGATCTACATCTACAATAATTTCTCTTTTGACATTTGGATTATTTGTATCTGAAACAGGAACTAACTTATAATATATTTTTTTAGGGGAATTATCATTTAAAGTTAATTCTAATCTTGCTGCAGAATTTACACCAACTTCATAAGTATTAAAAGTTCCATCTGAACCTTTTTTAGAAAATATAAATCTTTCATTGTTTCCAGTATAGATTCTATCAGAATAGTTCTCATCAAGATATAAATTTAAGTCAAAGGCTGGGAAAGGGGTATTTCCACTGACATAAGATAAACTTTCATCTGACAAGTCGAAAGAAATTGTTTCATATTCAGTATATTCAATTTCTGGATTTATTTTTGAAATTGTTCCAGATCCAGTAGAAGTAATATTTACTTCAGATCCAATTTCTAAATTGTATGTGCTAGTATAAAGTCTTATTTCATTTGAATTGATTGGATTGGCATAATAAATTTGATTATCTATTAATCCAGAAATAGTAACAGTTTCTTCAAAAATAATTTTTTCTCCATATTTTATGTTGTGATTATTAATATAAATTGAATTATTTTCAACATCAACATTTAATGCTGTAAATGATAGTGGATCTAAAACAACTCTTCTATTTGCATTGTTATATTTAACTACTATAGTTCTGGTTGTTTTTGGTCTTACTGTAATATCTACTTGATTTTGGATAGAAAGTCCATGTGTTTGAGCAGTAGATACAGTCACAACATTTCTACTTGCCTCAGCAATTAGTACATCATCGTAAAGTGTCTTAAAGCTGTGATATGTATTAGTTCCAATTCCAGTAAAATATAGTAAGTTCGCTGATGTAGTTCCAACTCCAACAAAATTACCTTCGGAGTTCAATCCCACTTTAAAAGTGGATATTCCAATCAAATCCTTAGATAATTTTGCTGCAAATATTTGAGATCCATCTCCAAGAGAAAATACATCCACACCATTTTTGGACACCTCTATAGAATTACCACCATTTGTGTTATAAACTAATAAATCTCCAGTGGAAAGGTTGTGATTTGGCAAATATATTGCTTTAGTTGGAATTGTTAATGTGGTATTTCCAACTCCAGGATTTGAGAAGTATAATGTAGATGTTATGCCAATCCCAAATGAAGTTCCAATTCCAACAGATTCTGATGGGTCAAAATACAATTCTCTGTTTGTGGATTTATTATAATTATTTTTTGGATTAAAGTTTACTGAAATTTTTCTTGGAAGTTCAGTAATCCCAATACCAGCAGAGTGAGTACTTAATCCTGATGCACCATCTCGATTTCTGAGAATTCTAATTCTTGAGGATTTTGAATCGATGTTTAATACTTTGACTTTCTCACTTCCAATCTGATAGAAATCATTTTCTCTAATTGCGGATGATTGTAAATTTCCCGAAACGCTAATGTATGTTGCTATTCCAGTAGATTCAACTGTACCAATTCCAGAAACTAAGGTAAATTGATTTTTAGTAAAAGATATCCTAGATTTTTGCTCAACTTCATCTAAGGCAAATATCTTAACCGGAAAATAAGTTTCCAAATCGTGGGGATTTTCTGCATATCCAACATAGTTTCCATCACGATATTCAAATTCAATGTTTTGTATTGATGTTGAAGCGCAACTTACTGAATTTATTCCAACCCCCTTTAAATTGGAAACAAAGGCAGAAGCAGATCTTCCACCTGTTTCGGCATTATCAAAAACTATCCTATCCCCAACCCTATAATTGTTTCCACCATTTATAATTTCAATACTATCAATTTTTCCAGCACTAACTGTTTTTATAGTTGACTTTGGTTTTAGATAACTTGAATTTAGGAAGTAATCATAACTACTATTTTTTTTACTTACATTGTATGAGTAAGTATTTTTTATCCATCCAGTTTTGTTTATATCTGTAGAATCTTGATTTGAATCACTTTTAAAATTAAATTCATTTGGTTTGGATTTATAATAATTACCAATTAGATATGGAAATTCTGGTAACAGATACCTATCAGTACTATCATAGTTGGAAGAAAATGTTGCAAAGTATGCATAAGTCCCATCAGGAAATTCTGGTGTTACACAAAATCTTCCATTACGTCTATCCAAATCCCCACTATTGGTGAATTGATAATCCTCAACAAAGAATCCATTCGCATATCCTGAAGGTCTACTATCAGATAATATTTCAGAATATCCAGATCTCATTCTTTTAATGCCACCACTTCCATCAGTATTGGCATATCCATATGGACCATATATGGGGTGCCCATCATATGACCAACCTATGATTGGAGAATGTGCTCCTGGAGATACTTCTTTACCATTATCATCAAAAACTAAATCTGCAGTTTTTAATCCATCTTGCCCGATTCCTAAGACTGATTTTCTCAATCCCCTACTTGCATAGATGTGTCCATACTGAAGTCCAATTATTCCCCTACCTGAGACTAAGCATCCATCATCATTTTCATCATTATTAATTGGATATAGAATTGATGGTAATCTATAAGGTAGATTTATATTCCAAGGTTTTATATTTGCAGAAAACTTTGCACCAGTTCCTGGAGTTAATACATCAACTCTAGTTTTTTCTTTAGTATAACCACTGCCAGAAGAAACTACAACAACTCTTGTGAGCTTTCCATTTTCAATAACTGGAGACAGTTTGGCACCTATTCCATCACCATTTATAATCAAATCTGGTTGAATATTATAATTTGATCCCACCTTCACTGGATATGCAAAAATAATTTCCCCACCATAAATAACAACTTCAACTTCAGCACCACTTCCAGACTCTAATGTTATTTGTGGTTGCTTCGAATAATTAATAATCTCTCGATCCCCATAATTAGATCCTCCATCTTCTATAAAAATGGATTTAACATTTCCCCTAAAGACAGGAATTACCTCAGCTTCAAATTCTGTAGATGTATTATACAGTGAAGGAATTTCTACAATTCCGTTTATTGAGACTGTTATATCTGGATAATTAAATTCGTGAACTTCTCCACCAACACTAGTCAGGTTAATATATTGACCAGTTCTTAGTAGAAAATCATCACCATTATTAGGCACTTCATACAATCTAAATGAGTCACTATCAATAGATTCGACATAATAATTGGAGGTTGTTAATCCACCAATAGAAGTTGATTGAGGTTTGTATGAAATAAGTTCTCCAGTAGAGAATCCGTGATCTTTTATATTAATTGAATCAAATGCGGTATTAATTCCAGATTTTGATGCATATGCATACATCTTTCTATTTGTATATCCAGAACCTTTACTAATTACATTAATACCTCCAAGTCTATTCTTTTTCTTTGCAGATTTAAATTTCTGTAAACCTAGATTTTCTGTAGTTGAAAATGATATACCAATACCAGCAACGGCTTTTTGATAAGAAGAATGTAGAGTAATTGTATTAATTCCAACAACACCGACATAATATGATGAATTGGTTGTTAAACCTGTTATATTATTTGTACCATTAGTGATGTAAATAACTTCTTCATAATTTGAGAATTTGTGGGGACTATCAAAAGTTATTTGATTTGAACTTACTGAAGATGGACTTGGAATTATATCCACTTCATAATCATATGATTTGAGAAAAGCTTCTGCCTTTGCCCCCGAACCATTTCCTCCACTAATGATTACTTCGGGAATATCTGAGTAATTGAATCCGGGATCTATAATATCAATTCTCTCAAGAGATCCAGAAACACTGCAATTTCCAGTAGCACCAGATCCTACAGAATCTGATATGTTAAGAATGGGGTTATTTATGACATCATATCCAGACCCTTCTGATAGGACATCAATACTTTCAATTTCTCCATAGTAAATGTAATCTCCAGACTTATAGTTTTGAATTTCAACCCCATTCACAAAAATGCCGATTGGACCAGTTTCTGTTGCAATATCAGAACTACCATAACTTTCGGGTTTTTTTATTTCTCTAATTAATTTTTGTGTTTGGAGATCCTTTTCTTCAAATTGCTGAGTTGACTCATTTAAAGTATTGAATAAAAGTAATCCTACAGATCCTCCAGTATATGAAGAAAAATCTACAAAGTTATTTGCAATGATAGATTCACTAGTCTTTGTAACCTTTATTTTATTTTCTCCTATTTTTTTACAGTATCCAACAATTTGATCCTGATTATTTAATTTTACAATCAATAAATCACCAGTCAAAAATAAATGAGCATTTATGAAAGATATGGTTTCATTAGAAATTGATGAAATTTGTTTGGTTAAGGTATTGATTCTGATGGTATTATTACCATATCTTGGTAATGATGATGCAGTAATATAAACAGAATCTTCTGTATTATCATAATAAACTCCAGAAACATTTGAATTGTAAATGTTTAATTCTGGATAACCTTCAAGATTTAATTTTGAAATACTTCTGTGTATCGTATATGATACGTTAGTATTAAGTTTACCTTGACCTCTAATTGAGACTGTGTTGTTATCTTGAACATCTGAAACTATACCATCAGAAGTTTTTCCGTTAGGTCCAACCAAATAAATTGGATCTCCAATTTTGAAATCATTTTCATCAAAAGTTGTAACTCTATATGAAAAGTCTGATATGTCATTTACAGGCTCAATATTTTGGATTTTATAATTAGATGCTACATTTAAAAACCAGTTCTCAACTCTAACATCATTATTAAAATTATACTTACCTAGACTTTTTAGGTTTACTTCAAACCCACTTTCCAATAAATTATTAGTATTTGTTGAATCTAATTCCGAAATGACTCCAGTTATTCTTACTCTAATTTCAGAACCATCTATGTCAGTTGCATATGCATAATCATTATATTTTACTTCTTCTCCGGCAAGAATATTTTGAGTAATACCAGAACAACCGAAAAATTGAGTGGTTGACTTAGAAGTGTATGTTATTAAAATTACATTTCCTTCAGGTTGATCCACTATAAGAGATCCAAAATTTGGAAATCCTAATGTTGAATCTACATCTAAATGCTCTTGTCCAGCAATTACGTCTGAAACTAACTTAGATTTTGGATGAATTGTAAATTTTCCTTGAGTAGATCCTCTAGATTCAATATCCTTATCATAGTCAAAGTCCAAACTTACAATATAATAATCCTTTACTATTGCTGCTGCAGACTTTGAAGAAGTTTCTGAGATTATTTGACCAATTCTAGTTACATTTGATCTAGTTATCTTTTCTACATTTACAACAGTACCTTGAGCTTCTACTGAAGATGAAGTTTTATTTTGATATAAAGTCTTGTTTAAAAGATTTTCTGGATTCCCTTGTATTTGCTCTACTACAAGATCTTTTGTAATTCTATATTGAGCGACAGAGGGTTCAATAAGATAATCTCTAGGAAGAATAACCTCAGCAGGTTTTCCATATAACGCATTAAAAAGAATTCTAAAAGATTCTGATGTTCCTTTTGATGTATAAAAATTATTTGCCTGCTTTACAAATAATTTTTCATTTAATGGTTCGTAAAAAGGTCTGTTTTCAAATCCTGGAGTGATTTGCTTTTTAATTTTATTGAAGAATTCTGATAGAAGTAGAGAGTTTAGATTATTGACAACATCCCCAACAGAATGCTCATTCAAGTCGGAAGAAGAGAAAATTAATTCATCTGCAAGACTGTTTGCATTATACGAAGTAACTCCAGAAAATCCCCTATAGCAATTTTTAAATGAGGTCTCATCTTTACTTTCATATGCTATAATCTCATCATTAATCTGAATAAGACCTAATGTATCGGGAAACCCGGCAGTAGACTCAACATAGATATCTGAATCTACAAAATTGACTGCTTCAATAAGAGTTGTGGATCTAATTAAATCTCCAAGATTATCAACCTTTACATACTGATCTATGTTATTCATCAAATCATAAGGATTTCCCTTAGATTCTAAAGAATAATAATATTGTTTTAAGAATTCTAATACTAAAGGAAATTCTGCCTGAACAAATTCTGGCAATTGATTTTGGATAATAGAACTGACTTTAACTCTTTTTTCTGCCATTTTTTAAAATTATTTTCTGATTAATGAACTGTTTGTATAACTTGAAGTTGAATTGTAGTTTGTTCCGGAGATATCATTGCCAGATGAAATGGTATCTTCTAATGCAGTCAAATTACTGTTATTAATATCTATCTGAAGATATAAATCTTGCAATCCAATGATGTCATTTGATTTTGGAGATGCTGATATTTCTATAATATTATCAGATCCTCTATTTTTGACTGTATTTAATATATTTAATGGATATAATTTAATCTCTCCCTTTTCATAATCTATAGTCCCAATGTTTTTTCTGATAATTTTATATGTATTTTCTTGGACTTTAAATAGTATTATTTTTCCAGTGAAATCATTATCTGGGATATCTGTCATATAAACAGTTCCGCTAATTCCAGATACCGAAAATCCACTTGATTTTATATTAAATCCAGATTTTGATGCAATATGAAATTGATTTCCATAACAAATCTCATAATCAGCAAATCTATTTACTTCTGTTCTCAAATCTCTTCTCATTTTGATCTTTGTAATGTTAGAAGTAATTGATATATTACTGTCATCTATAAGTTTTTGAAATTTGCTATACTTAAATCTAGATCCATAAGAGTTCAACTCTGATGATTTTGAGTAAGATTCAATATTTTTGCTTACAATATCTAAAACTTCAGAAGAACTTCTGGCAAGATTGCTATTATAGTAAATTGTTGAGTCGTATTCAATATAAAGATACTTTAAATCAAGAATTTCTGGTACAATTCCGGCAACATTATACTTTCTCAATTCTCTTTTAATATTATCCTTAATATAATTGGATAAATATGGTCCATTAATTGGTTTAATTGATATAAAAACTCTTCCATATCTTGGTGGATTTAATTCCTCACCACCAAAAACTGAAACTGACTCTACTTCGGAGTAAATTTTTGGTATGATAGATTCATAATCTGTTGATGTAACTGCTCTATTTTGTGCAGCATAGATTCTTGGAGCATATTTTCTTACATATTCTACAGATTCAATATCCTTTCCACCATAAGCAGGTACATTTGTAGTGACTGAAGAGATATTTGAGGTGATTAATCTGCCTTCATTGTCAATTATTCTACCAACATAGTTGAAAGAAGATGCTCCGTTGACTGTAGGACCATTACTGATATTATAAGTAACCTCAATTACATTACCATTATCAAGTTTTTTGCCAAAAATTCCATCTCCAAAGATTAATTCATATCTCTGATCCTCAACTTCTTGTATGAAAAAGACTTTTGATTTTGAATCAATATCAAAAAGACTTTTTGATAGGTTGAATTTCCTTACAACAGATGAACCAGACTCATCTCTGACATATACATTGAGTGTAGAAGTATCAATATTTGGATTGGACAATACAATTTTCTGATTTGGAATGCTACTATTTACAGTAAATGTTTCTGTAACTGGAGTTCCTTCAACAATCTCAACATTATCAAAAGATGCAATATTATCTATTACAGGAACTGTGATATTGTCTATGACAGTAAAGGTATAACTCTCCCTTCCAAAGGTCTGTGTGGTGCATACAGTGCCCTTCTGAAGTGTTAATGTAAGAGGTCTATTTGTAGAATCTACATTATTGATTGATATATTTGCAATATCAACAAAGAAACTTACATTTGCTCTTGTCGAAGTAATTGATCTAGGAACATATCCAATATTTCTTGCTAAAGAAACTACATTCTCTCTTAATGTAGCTCCGTCAATAAAGACCTCATTGCTAAGCATATTAGCATTATATGAGGTCAAATATGTATTATATGCTAATGTATCAATTAGAATTGAAAGATTAGATCCTTCAAAATCATAATCAGTAAAATTTGATTTTGCTCTCAAATATTCAATGATTGATTCTTTTATTTGATCAAAATCTAAGTTGGAGAAATTTACTATTGCCATTTATCGTGCCTGCTGCAATGCAAAGTCTAGTTGTTGTGGTCTTGCATCAATTCCTACAATGCTGTAGTATACTGTAACATTAAATTCTAAAGTTTCATAATTCGGGGCAACCTCAACACTCACATTATTAACTCTGGGTTCATATAAATTTATTGATTCTAAAATTTGACCTCTGATAGTATCTGATACAATTTCACTCATATTCTCAAAAAGAGAAGATGATACATTACTACCAAAATCAGCATTAAAGAATCTTTCTCCAGGTCGAGTCAATACAATATTGCGAATAGAACGAGCAATTGCAGTTTCATTTTTAATTGCAAGAATATCATTATTCAGAGGACTAATCTGAAATGACATACTTAAATCTTTAAATCCAGGACTTACCCGTTCTAATGGCATTGAATAGTATTAATTCTTTATCTTATTTATCAATCAATAATTACATTACGATTGCATTTGCAATCGCATTTTTTATTCACACTATCATTTACAATTTCTTGAAGAACTTCTTTATTTTCTTCCAAAGAGTTATAGTCGGTAACTAATCTATCAGTTCCCCACATTTGATGCATATACTTTTTGTTTCTATCGACTGGTGAATTTCCCATTTGAGTTAGGTAATAAACAGCAACAGAACTTTTAAAGGGGTTTCTATCCCTGCTCCGATTTGGTACTCCAAAAGTATTCATCAGTATCGCCAAGACGACCCCACTCAATACCATTCTCAACTTGAAAATGATGAGTTGAAACTTTAAAGTCGGGTTTCTTTGGTTCTTCTGGAGTAATTGATAAATCGTAAAATCTAAGTCTATTATTTGGATATAAGGCAAATTGGCCATTCTCAAGCATAATGCAGTTATGACTCTTATGTTCATCGGGAGTCTCACTCACATTTGTATCTGTGATATCACAGTCTGAGTGAAAGTTATCTATAGTAAAAAGATATTGCCCTTTGAGTGTTCCTTGATTTCTTGTATAAACCTCTACGTCCATAGTAGAGATAAATTGTTTTTCTATCACCCTTATTCCATAATCCATACAATTCCAAAACTGCAAGTTATCTAGAGAGAGATTTGGTAGAGGCGCAAGCGGTTTTGATAAGAAAGCTGAAATTGGCAATTTATCATAAAGAGCACCGTATTCTGGAAGATAAGTCTCAAAATAAAAACAGCGTCCAGGTATGGACTTTGCCGATACCCAAACGCCTTCTGTATATTCACCATAACCATCTTTAAGATCTCTGAGATATTCTTTACGAACCCAGACTTTTTTTGAAGGTAGATTGGCAATTAATTGAGACATTTATTTTCCCTGACCTCTATAAGATTTTTTTGCCTTATTACGTGATGTGGCAGCATATTTTGTGTGTTTCCCAGAACCCTGTCGAGTATTTTTTGGGTGGAATTCAATTTTAGTATTGCCAAATTTAAATGCCATTTACAATGTCCTCCAATTCACTGTTTATTTTTTTATTGAGCATCAAATAACTCTCATCTTTTCATGTCCCACACGAATACGTGGATCGCACCAAATCTCATATCCTGCTTCTTTTGCATCAAGACAGAATGAGACATCTTCTCCACACATATCTTGTACTGCACCAGATTCAAAGACTTGCATCTTTGGGGCAAACCAAGGATACTTCATTTCTTCATTTTCAAATACACCATTCTTGATAAGAACCCAACCAAATCCTGTATAATCTACTGTGAAAGGTTTTTTCCTTTTTGAGATAGTATCAACCATCTCATGATTCATTACGCCACCATTGTTTCTGAAATCATTTTCATCAAGCCAATGTGCAACTGAAGTAGTTCTACCATCTTCTGTAGAATACCATCCAGCAACAATTTCTTTTTCTTCACCATCTTCTGAGATTGCCATATCACAAAGTTGCCAAAACTTCTCACTATTGAAAACAATATCACTGTCAATCCAAAGTTGATAATCATAATTTAACTTTCCATCCCAAGGAAGTTGATCTGGACCACGAAGAACATTTGCACCCAGACATTTGCAACGTGCAAAATTAACCATTGATGAATAATCTTGACTAATCTGAATACTCATTCCGTTTTGTACAAGATCAAAACAAAGTTGAACAAAATTCTTCAAAAATGTAAAAGAGCATCCACGACCAGGAAGACAAAATACAATACTCTTCCCCCTCATTCTTTCCTTGATGGAATCATAATCCCACTCAATATTTTTTTCAACCTTAGGTGCCTTTGCCTTTACTGTGAATCCCTTAGCCATTTTTATCAATTCTCCAATAGATGTTTAAAAGTTTTGTCATTTGACATTATACAGTTCAATTCTAACGTTCTATTTATTTTCTGTCAATAAGAAGACTCTAAACTTACTTGCCTATTGACTGTAAGTTCTTCATAAGATAGATCATCTTCAGTATATTCAGTTTTCATAAGTCCTACCATACCCTTTAAGTTTTCCCAAATCTCATTAAATTGATCCTCATTTAATGAATGATATAGACATTTGTTCTTTGCATATACGTGATATATCTTAGTCATATAAACCCCCCTATACATAAAAAATTTTGCGGAATTTTTTCTCTTAATTCTTATTTTGAAACTGAATTATATATCAGGGCTATTATAATCCCAAGAGGAACTCCAATAATCTTAAAGAATTTGCCAGGATATCTTATGATCCATCCTGCAAAAATAACTCTCCAAAAATTCCAATAAGGAGCTCTTCTTTTCATTGTTTAAAAAACTTATGGGGGGGAAAAATTGCAAAAAAATTTTTGAATTATATATGGAACTTTTTTATTTTTATGAATCCTCTCAGGTATAAAAAATACCTCAGAATTTTTTTTTTTGATTTTGATATTTATCGGTCGATTTGTCACCTCTGTAGGTTAGGGAAGTTAATGATTTTTATAGGGGGGGCATCGCCCACAAGAACTAACACAAACCCCCATAAATCACTGCTGTTCACTAACACTAATACTAATAAGTGTCAAATGGTAAATGTGTGTGCCACTAATACATGTGGCACACATTCTGTTCACTCAACCAATGACATAAACTGCATCAGGGTGATGATCCTCACACCAGTATGTGGCAGGATAACCACGATCTGCACAGTGAGCATTCATGCGATCGACTTCATTCTGTGCCTGTTCTTCAGTCAGGTGAGAGTAATGAACCCTCACTTGATGGTTGTACTTTGAGAAGACTGCGAATGTCATTGGTTGAGTGAACGGAATGTGTGGAGGTTAGTGTAACTTAAGAGATCAGAGAATTACTTTGCTAGTGTAAGGTTGAGGACGACATTCCCATCGTTTTGCTGTAGGGAATTGATCGACTACTTTTTGTGCTTTGTTGTCGATGAACTTAGAATACTTTTTGTAAGTTCCGAGTTCCTGATTCTGCAGAAGAACATTACCCTCAGAATCTTGAATTTGCAGATACCAGGTCATGAATCTTAAGAGTGTTGATTGTGTGAGGTATGTGTCCCTCACACTACTATGTCAATCTGGAGGTGAGTAACTTTAATTCACCTTCAGAGTTTGTATCAATCAGAACAGAATATCTGCAATCTCATTGATAGTTTGTTCAGAATCCATCTGCTCAATTACATCAAGAATCTGAAGGATTTCAGCACCATTGTTACCTTGTCGAAGCATACCAATTGCAACAGACTTAGACATAATAAAGAAAGAAAAGTGTTAGAAACTGTTGGTGCTTTTAATGTCATCACCAGGACAATGTGTGAGTGATACTTAAATCAGAGAATCATGCCAGGAGTGAACTTAACTACTTCTCCATTAGTTGACACAAACCACTCACCATTCTTCTGAAACACATGGTCATCAATGCCATGGGCAAAAAGTAATGCATTGAGGCGGGATTTTGTTGTTTTTGTTTGATGACCACCACCATCAAAGATCTGGATGAAGTTATCACCAACTGTGGCAATGTGATTGCCATGAAGGAAAACACGAGACATATTTGCATTGTCTGTTTTCACTTCAGTGTTTCCATTCTTCCAGTTCAGTGCTTCAATCACTGCTTCATTCATCTGCTGTTCGATCTTACGCATGATCTTAAATGTTGAAGGTTTTTGTGAAGAATTGATGAAAGATTAACTCAGAAAGGATTAGTCCAAGTTTCGTATTGCTTCATGGTAATCTTACCTTTCTTGCACAAAGTATCAGTGAAATTGTTCCAATTTTCCCTAGTGTAGATAACATCACCTTTCACAACACCAAGGTTAATGCGAAACAGTTCAAGTGCTTGCTTTTTGGTCATGAATCTTAAGAGTGTTGATAGTGTGAGGTATGTGTCCCTCACACTACTATGTCAATCTGGAGGTGAGTAACTTTAATTACTCACAAATGTCACCAAGGAATAACTTTTAGATTATCTGCAATTCCCATAGCCAATTCAGCAAGAATTACTGGTTCAATCTTACCAATCTTTTCTTCAAGAATTTCTGTAATGTTATTCAATAGAAATTCATACCACTCATCAGTTTCCATAAGTTCACTTGCAATTTCACTTGCAAGTGCTTCAGACATTTTAACAATAGATTGATTGGAAAGAGTCATGAATCTTAAGAGTGTTGATAGTGTGAGGTATGTGTCCCTCACACTACTATGTCAATCTGGAGGTGAGTAACTTTAATTCCCCACCCCTGTATGAGTCAGCAGCCCTCAGAAGTATGTGCCAGGAGCATAACCTTCTATTGCACCCTGAAGTAACATAGAGTGATCAATTTGCCCCTTTGAAACTCTTTTACCGTCGATTTGGAAAGTATAACGCAACTGACCTTTTACAGTTTTGCTAACTTTACAGGTCAGGCAGATTTCACCAATACGATGACCCTTACGATCATACTTTGCGAAGTAATGGTTACACACACCAGGTAGTTTATAATCAACAACTCCATTGCGTTGTTGATAGTTTTCCAGTGCAAGTTCCTCAGTGAGAGTGATGTTCTGGTAGAGATCTTGGAGTTGCATTGGTGTGTTCCTTTGACTCTTTAATACTACAGGATTCTGGACTCTGTGCTCTTTTATTGTGCCACTAATACTTGTGGCACACATTCTGTTCACTCAATCCACAATATCCATCAGTTGATGAACACCAGCATGAGAAGTGTAGTAAAATTGTTGAGTTTCATGACACCACAGATAGTAAGCATCACAACCCATAGAATAGTCTGCAATGTTATAAGTGTAACTCCCATCAGTTACAGTTTTGTTGAACATTGCTCGAACTTGGTTGTAGTCAATTTGCATGGGGTCAATAAGTTCCTACACTAATGAGTCAGTCTGGAGGTGAGTAACTTTAATTACTCACAAGTCTTACCCTCAAACCATCACAAACTGTGCCTTACCTTCTTCAATGAAAACCACACCATTGTGCTCACCGATAGTATAATCAACACCTTGCACAGTTTCGTTGATCACAGACCAGGAATCTTGCTCGTGCTTGGTGATAACGTAACCGTACACATTCTGGCAACAAAGGAATTTCTCACCAGTGCGATATGCAGACTCAAGATTTACACAAATCTTACGATCAACACCGAACTCATTAAAACAGTTCGTGGAGAGAATGAAGAGAGTGTAGAAAGGCATGGGGTCAATAAGTTCCTACACTAATGAGTCAGTCTGGAGGTGAGTAACTTTAATTCCCTAAAATGTTTGAGGAATAATCATAAAATGTAATTTTGTCATCGTCATCAACCATGAACAATTCTGAATAATAAAGTTTATCTCCAATCACAAACTCTTCAATTACATAATCCACAGGTACTTCAAGAGCAGAAGCAATTTTCTCAAGTCGATTCATAACTTAATTCTTTTCACTTCCAATCATAACATGCCTGTAGTTGAACTCACTTACCAACCAACCAGTTTCTGATGTAATCTCTTCACAGATGAGATATTCAAACTCTGCAATGTCAGCATCAGGATGACAATCAATCTCAAAGATTCGCCCTTCAATGTCACCCTCTAACATCTTCACTTGAGAATGGGTGAGTGCATCAAACCCATCATCTGTAGTGTCAAACTTGACATCGTAGACTTGAATCGTAGGCATCAGTGTGAATTGTGATGACAAAGGAAATTGTATTGAGAGGGCACGGTAATTACTTTTACATCAACCTTATGTCCCCGCTTCTAGTTGTCGGGGTGGTTGAAAACCGCCTTTGTTTCTTCCCTCTCAACTTTCATAGTATGGCAGGGATTGGGGGACTTTGCAATCCCCCTTGTGCCACCTTCTCAACTGGTTTTATTTCTCTTCAGTTTGAAGGGAAATTACGGCAGACAGCATCACACAAAAGTCGGGTTAAATCTTCTTGGGTTTCGGGATACTTTCCCTCCCACATTTCCCAACAAAATGTTTCAATGATGGAATTAATGTCCTCCATAAGTTGTTCACGTTGCACCAACATTTCAAGTTTGGGATTCATCAGAATTGGAACAAAGTGGCGAAGAAAGTGTAACAAATGGCGGTTGTAATAACCGCCAAGTTAGTGAAAGACATTCAGGAAATCAGGCAGCAATAGGTTGCAGGGTGCTATTCTTCACTGATTTGTTGAAAAAACTACCCACAGACTTTTTGCTGTTGATAACATTACTCAGTTCAGTTACAAATGTCGTCACATCATTCACAGTGTAATCATAGTCACTACCACTCACAAAAGTAACAGTGGCAATGTTGTCCTCAACTGCAATGTTGCTGATAGCAGTGCTGTTGGAAATCTCGAAGTTCATCTGAAAAATAATAAAAATGAGTGTTTATAGTTTGAGTGTCTTTAGGGCGCATCTCATTCCCTTTGATACACTTAAGATAGCAAGAACTGGGAAAACAATCAAGAGGCAATGTGCCAGTTTGAAGATTGTCTCTTGAAGTGTTTCCCTCTCACACTACTAGGTCAATCTGAAGGTGAGTAACTTTAATTCCTTCAGGATTTGGTGCCTTATCTGAACGCAACAAAATGACTCCTAAGTGATAAGATTTTAACGCAAGAATCTTATCAGGAATCTACCTGTTTTTTATTTAATTGTATCATCATAAGGCTTCCAATTTTATGTCCTGTTTTATTGCGCCGGAGACAAGTGTCAACTCCCTCTGGAATGAATCAATGGATGATATTGTTTAAGATTCTAGTTGACTCTTTACCCTAAATCGGAGAGTTCAATGCAGCAGAATCTTGCATTCACTGAGTTTATTTATACGACTTATTTTGTGTTTTTGAAATAACTCATAAGGTGCATAATTGTCTCAATTAAGTACATTCTCCCCTAAACATAGAAAGAGACCCCTTACAGGTCATTGTAGGGGTCTCTCAGAGAGTTTTATTGATTTATGAGTTTTTACCAATCAACATCAAAATCTTCTACATAAGCACTCACTTTTTCATTGGGTTCAAGTTTGAGTGTTTTCTCCCACTTAATTTGCCTCGGATTGAAGTCTTCCATGACCTCTAGATCCAATGTTACCCTTACCCGCCTTTTCTGTGCAATCTGATAAGAAACCATGAGAATCCTCCAAGTGTTTGTGTCTGAACTTAATCATAAATCCCCTGGGCATTTATGTCAAGTGATTGATAGTATTTATTGGAATGTCTTATGTTTTATGAGACTTTGTGGGGGTTTTCTGATCTTTGGGGGGTTGACATTTTAGAGTGCTTGTGTTATTATGGGCAGTCTAAGATCACAAGACTCTGAGACATTTAGAACAAGAACTCAAGACATTTAGAACAAGAACTCAAGACATTTAGAGAACATTTAGAACAAGAACTCAAGACATTTAGAACAAGAACTCAAGACATTTAGAGAACATTTAGAACAAGAACTCGAGACATTTAGAGAACATTTAGAGAACATTTAGAACAAGAACTCAGGACATTTAGAACAAGAACTCGAGACATTTAGATACTTTTTCCACAGTAGTTGTGGAAAAACCTGTGGAAAACAATACTTAAATAGATTTTTTAATACATTTTTAATTGTTTTTTAATTGTTTTTCAAATATCAATCTCCCAATCATTATCTTTCAGAAGATTAACCCAAAAGTGATTCCTACCATTCATTGAAGTCAGAAAAACCTCATTACCTTTATTCTGTTCAATAATACATTCAGGATTTGAATCCATCAGATTACTGAACCTGTTTTTTGCCTTTTTAGATTTTGGAGAAACAAATGCAATCATTTTGCAAACTGTTGTTGTTTGTTTTTATCAATTCCATTCCTACCACTACCAGTGGCAGCATAGAATCTAGATCTTGCACCACCAACTCGAGAACAAATAAGTTCAGACTTTTTGGGAAGACGAGTTGGAAGAACTGTTACAGTAAATTGACCAGAAGCAATGGCATGTTCAAGTTGAGTCTGAGTCATAAGAAAATGAGTTCCTACACTAATAAGTCAATCTGAAGGTTAGAGTGTTTTTAATTCAGAAGGAATCACCTCTGATAAAGATACCCACCAGACCAATCTGCATTCTCAAACAACCATTCACGATCTTTGATAAGACGCAGATCATAACGAACACCTTTTGCAGGAGATTTCCAACTGGCAGACTTGTAGACTTCACCAGTCTTCTTATCAATGAAAGCATGAACAGATCGTGAACCATGAGCATTCATAATCACCTTATGATACTTACGACCAGACTCAAAAGTAAAGTCATAATCACACTGACCATTCTTCAGATCTTCGATACATGCTTCATGATAAGCAACATTATCAAGATCACGAAAAAGAGCTCTTTCGTGCAGTTTGATACTGTACTCAATGTAGTTTTGTTTGAGTGCATCACACAACATATGACAATACTTTGTGACATTCAGTTGAACAGTGTTTCTTGCATCTTGAGATGCAACATAATCAGCAAAAGTCTGAGTCATGGTCATAAAGAACTGAGTTCCTACACTACTAGGTCAATCTGGAGGTGAGTAACTTTAATTCACCTCCAGAGTTTGTATCAATCAGACCCCGCAGAGTTGTTTGTGCTGACTTCCTGATGCCTGACGGTTCAGTGATACATTGCTACCAACATCTGCTCCAGCAGTAGCACCAGCACCAGAAGCACCCCGGAATTTAGTGCTAGAATTGAAGCGCATTTTGCTCAGTGCAGTAACAACTGCTTGCTTATCTTCGTGAACACGATTCTCCTCTTTTTTCATCTCACGGAGACGATCAGCAACCTGAATTGCAAATGCTTTCTTGAAGTTAATCTTAAAAGATCGCTTCAGGTTAGCACCAGTCAGTTGAGCAATAATCTTCTCAGCAGAGTATGCCTTATCTGCCTCACGGTTCATAACATCAACCAGGAACTCACTGTAAAGATTTACCTGAATCTGTTGAGCTTCACTACCAATCACTTGAATAGTTTTAGCACCATTGATGTCAGTTTTGACATATGCTTTTGCATCGTAAAACTTAGCAACAGCATTGACAATCTGAGCGAAAGCAACATCCATTTTTTTGAAAGATGCGAACTGTTCATCAACAGCAAGAACCTCTTTTGCTTCCTGCAAAGTGATACCATGCTTTGCGCACAGTTTATCAATCATTGCCGCAGCAGCAGATGCTTCACCATCAAAATCTGTGCTCTCTTGAAGTTTGAGCATCGACTTGATTTTGGCGATGACTTGTTGGCGATCCATTTTGTTTGGTCTGGTTTGTTGCTTACACTGTAGGGTCAATCTGAAGGTGAGTAACTTTAATTACCCCTCAATCTGATGTATTCTCAAATCTATCAAGTTGAAGACTGATAAACATATCTCTCAGATTTTCTATTGCTGTTCGTCGTTGAACAATCTCATTCTCTAATGGAAGATCATCAATTCCTGCATCATAAGGTGCCATGAGTTGATAAGATTCCATGGCATGAAGAAGTAAATCATTGATAATTTCATGTTGAAACTCTGTAAGAGTCACAGTAATGTCATTTAGATTCATGAGTTTGTCTCAGTTAGAAGGAAAGTTTTTGCAGACAGCATCACACAAGGTTTTTACCAATTCTTGTTGATCTTCGTTATATTCATCACCCCAAGTATCATAAAAGAAACTTTCAATGATACAATCAATGTCTTCCATAAGTTGTTCACGTTGCATCAACATCTCAAGCTTGGCAGTCATCAGAATTGGAGCAAAGTAGCGAAGAAAGTGTAACAAATGGCGGTTGTAATAACCGCCAAGTTAGTGAAAGTCATTCAGGAAAGTTGAGAAACTTCAAGGTCAAACTCAGCATTATTCTTCTCACACTGGGCGA